GGTCTGATTGGAGCCTGGCTGGGCACGACTCCCGCACAACAGGTGGATTATTAGTCCACTTCGACGAATGCGTTGAATACATCTTTACATTGCTGAGCATAATTTTGTCCTGTTAAATCATTATTTAACCTCGTGAACATTATAGCAGATTCAATTGCATTTAAAATTTCTTTAACAGCATGTTTTTCATATCTGCCGCCAACTATTTTATATGTACCAATTGCATGTTTACGTAACCAATTCATCAAATCAAAAGTGTAATTATGTCTATAATAAATTATAGCATTACATACATGTCCTGATGCACTATTATTTATATCCGTATTTGAGAGTTTGTAGTCTGGTCCATTTGCTACTAAGTCACGAAACATATAACCTGCTAACTTAGTTGCTGTTTCTGAAAACCTTACTGTATGCGATCTTCTTGATATTGAATAATGTCCAGCATATGTGTCATCAATTGGCTTTATCACGTTCTTGATTATATAAATATGATTATTACCCGTTGGTTTATCATCGTGTGTAGTGCACAAATTGTAATATCCTAATGCCCCTCTGTGTGACGTTATAAGTGTATTATCGTCTGATCGTAACTCAGTTGGTAATGTGAGGAAATCTGCCCCATCTTTAAATTTAATGGTACAACTTAAATCAAAATCATTTGCCAATCTAAGTGTGTAGACCCCTTTATTTGTTTGATTTATGTACTGTAACACGTCAGTCTTTATATTAATCACATTTGATAACGCATATAGTGCACACACTTCTCGACCCTTATTTCTCTTTGTTAAATGAAATTTTGGTGATATAAACACGTTGTCGGAAGTGAAGTTATTAATAGCATAATAACAGTTACCTTTTGTAACATATTCAGTTGCAGACAGCTCATCCTGGAGCAAATAGAACTCAGAACGAGTATTAGTTGTTGGAAAATGAATAAAATATGCATTTACTGGAATATTGAAATCCATAGCAGTTAATTTATACATTACAATGCAGTTTCTTTTTAGTTTCAGGATCATTTGGGCAAGTTCCATATTTTTCATTGACTCAGTTTCTACTTGATTACGTCGTTTTTCCCAATTAGAGTATGATCTATCACCATCTGTTCTGATATCAATATAAACTACCGAATTATTGGACAAACTTTTAACATCACTTATTTCGAATAGTTGCTTAAAATGGTGTAATGAGAATTCTGTCTCCTTCGGATCATATGTAAAAATCTTTTCTAGTATATGTTGTGGAATGTCTTTTAACCAACGTGCTGGTGACGAACCTATAATATAAGCACAATCTGGTGATTTTCCGTATACCGTAATATATCTGAACCATACAGTTAAGAAATTCATCATATTTTTATATTGTCCTATGTCAAATTGTGAGTTAATTCTTTCCGCGAATTTTGACGTTCCCTGTCGCATAATATTAATCGCTACTGGTAGATTATTTGCGTAATGTCTAAATTTCATATTTGACCATAATAAGGCGATAGCTGATTCATTTCTCGGACCAACTATGTGATTATAGATTGATCTTGAGTAAATTACGTGTCTCAATACTCGTGATTCAAGCCTATTAAAGTCTAGTGCATGGGATAGGCGTTCTAATTTTTTCTGGAATAGAAACTGTTTGAAATCAATGATACATGCATCATATATGTATGCCGATATTATATCATCGTCTGTAGCTATATTTGTCAAAAAATAGTTACCGATAAACTTCATTCTCTCTCTACCCATGTATCCTGTATATTCTATTTTGTAGCCTGCATTTTTTAATTCTTCATATGCCCAAAACTGGTCCGTCGCTAAATCAAATTCTTTATAATATGAGTAATCCATAAGATAAATTGTACTAGATTTATAGTCAAATATAAATGACGATGAAACTAGTATATCAAACAATTCATCAGATTTACGTACATCAACACGTGCAATACCATTTGTTCTTAAGATATTAACAAAATTCGACATAGATTGATCATGATTTGTATCGACAAATACAATATCAGTTGTAACATTTGAACATAAAAATGCGTTTTCATATTGTGATAATTCAGTGTTATATGTATATATAGATGAATTCGCAGCTTGTCGTCTCAACTGCTGTTTATTGCAAATTAACATCCGCATACCAACGCTTGAAACGCTGATAGGCTTCAATTAATAGCC